CCGACATGCCGTCCGCTGGCGCTATGTCGCCGTGGCACACGCCGTGGGTGGAGTCGAGCTTCCGCTCGCACTACCCCCTAACGGCGCGTTTCCGCCTGCTGGCGGATCCCACTGACGTGTGCGCTGAAGACTGGGCGCTCCTGCGCGTGCCGCGCTCTGACGGCTCGCGCCTGGGCCCCAGCGCTCTCGCCGCCATGAAGGTGCGGCGCAACGAGGTCCAGCCGTGGGAGCCCAATGAGTGTGCTTTCGTCGCTGGCTTCGCGCGCGGTGGCCATGGCGACATCGCGCCGCCGTCGGTCGCTTTTGGCGACATCGTTGGCGCCATTGCGTCGCTTGTGCGGAGCTCTAGTGCTGGGCTGCCTTACACCAACGAGGGCTACCAGACCAAGGGCGCCGCCATCGACGCGCACCTTCCCCGCATTGAGGCTGACGCGCTGCTCGCTGCTGACGGCATGTTCGGCCGCGGCGAGCACGTCGGCGCGCCGTGTGTCCCCATCCAGAAGGACGAGCTCGGCCCTGTCGGTAAGGTCGCCCGCGTCCTCATGTCGCCGCCCATTTCCGTGTGTGTTGCCATCCGCGCTCACCTCGACGTTATAACGTCGTGTGCTTATCGCGGCCGCACTGCGCTCGGCTTCAACTGCACCGGTTCCGACTGGGGCAACATGCGGCAGCGCTTTCTACCCACGCCTAACGGCTACTCCATCGTGTGCGCTGACGCCGAGGCGTGTGACGCAAGTCTGTCTCCGGCGTTTGCGCGCATGGTGGCCGACGTGTGGGAGCTGACGCACCCTGGGCTGCTCGCGCAGCTGCGCGAGCGGTTTGGTGCCGCTCACCCATTTCACAACTTCTTCCAGTGCCTGCTCTCCATGCCGATGTGCCTGGGTTCCTACGAGTGTGCCCGTAGCTCGGGCAACCCGTCGGGCCAGACGCTCACCACTGAGGTGAACTCCGACGCCACGCTGATCGTGTTCGCGCGCATGGCTTACGCCGAGTGCGCTGACCAGGTCACCGTTTTGCCGCCTGATGCCGCCTTTGAGTTTGGTCGCGCCATGCGCGTTGCTGGTGACGGACCCGTGCGCGATCTCATCGTGTACGGGGACGACTCCACCGCGCTTGTGCGCAACGACCACGCGTTCTCAGATGTGGCTGGCGCTGCGCGCAAGTGCGGGTTTGTCTGGACGTCCGAGCTTGAGGACGGTCCCGTTTCGGACTTCCCCATGCTCGGCCGCACAGGGCCGCACGCCGTGCTCAGCCGCCACGTCATCTTGAACATGGCCTTTTATGGCAAGCGCGGCGACAACGGCACTGTGTACAACGAGCGGTTGCGCGCCGCGCTCTCCGAGGCCGCCCGCTACGACTCCGATGAGTTGTACCAGGTGGTCCGGGGCGCGGCCAGCCGCATCGCGGCACGCCACGGCTTCGTGCTGTTGTGTGACGTTGGCTTGGACTTGTCCTTCCCCACGTTACACGACTTAGCGCGCAGCCGCTCCGTGTCCGACCACGGGCCGTGTGCTGATCCGCGCACGTCCGAGGGCATCAACATCAGCGTTTTTGACCTCACCACAGAGTGCGGCGACATCACAGTCGCCGCACACTAACCCTGCT